CCCCCGCCGATAGGGAGTGCCGCTCGGAAATCAATGATTTTGCGAGGGGAAATAGAGGAGTAAACAATGGCAGATGCTGTTACTTCACAGACTTTTATTGATGGTCCGAAACACGCTGTTATAAAGTTTACAAACGTGTCCGACGGCACTGGTGAGTCTGCTGTCACAAAAGTAGACGTTTCAACTCTTGCCACCAGCGCGGACGGTGACGCCTGTACGAGTGTCGTCATTGAGCGAATTTGGTGGCAGTGCATTGGCATGAAAGTTCAAATATTGTGGGATGCTGACACGGACGCTTTTTGTATTGAACTAGGTGAAAATCAGAGTGGAGATCACGATTACAGTAGCTTTGGTGGTTTAACGAGCAATGCTGGTACGGGAAAAACGGGCGACGTAAAATTTACAACAGTGGGTCATTCTTCAGCCGACACATACACTGTAATTTTGTATTTGCGTAAAAATTTTAGCTGATTATGGCAACGACTAAAGACGTAAAACGTTTACCTTCAGGACGATTACAATATCGGGGAGAGACTTTTAGTGGTTATAATAAACCAAAAAAAACTCCTGGTAAGGCCAAAAAAAGTGCGGTGCTTGCAAAAAAAGGGTCGCAAATAAAATTAGTAAGATTTGGTGACCCTAATATGACAATAAAAAAAGCGCAACCTGGGAGGAGAAAAAACTTCCGGGCACGTCATAATTGTGACACTGCAAAAGATAAATTTACTGCGCGGTATTGGTCATGTAAGGCTTGGTAGATGAAAACCGAAGAACTATTGCAAAGACTCATTCAACATGAGAAAGAGTGCGAGTTGCGATACGAACGGATTGAAGAAAGGCTGGATGACCAAAAAGACCACCTCAAATCTATGGATGCAAAAATATGGGGTTTAGCCGTGTTAATAATTATCACACCTTTTGTAGATAGGTTTTTATTATGAAAAAAAATGCGTTACCTCGTGGTTTAACTTATTTCCGCAAAGGCGGTGGAGTGGCAAAAAAATCGAAAGGAAGTAAGATTTGCCCGGAAGGTAAAGCCTGGGCGAAGCGAACTTTCGACACATACCCGTCCGCATATGCAAACTTAGCTGCCTCCAAATATTGTAAAGACCCCAACTACGCCAAAAAATCAAAGGGCGGCAAGCGCAAAGGCCGATAAAAATGGGTGAACTCAAGAAATGGCTTGATCAAGAATGGGTTCGAATAGATTCGTCAGGCAACATTAAGGGCCCCTGCGGTACGTCTAAAGATAAAAAGAATCCAGATCGTTGTTTACCTAAGAAAAAAGCCCAGAGCCTGTCAAAACAAGAACGAGCTGCTACAGCAAAAAAGAAAAAACGCGAAGGCCGTGGAGGTAAAACGGTTGTCAGCAACACCAAAGCAGCGAAGGTTCGGAATCTAGCCAAAGGAGGCGCAATAGCTCGAGGTTGTGGCGCAGTCTTGCCGAATCGGCGCAAATTTACAAAAGGGGCTTCTCCGTAATGACTTTTTTCGCGTCTTCCGATTTTGAAAAAGGTGTCATATCAGAACTGAAAGATTGGACACATTTAAGTCTCAATGTCCCGAATGAGTTTTTCAATGGTTTACCTCCGTGCCCTTTTGCCAGACAAGCTTGGGTAGATGATAAAGTTGCGGTTATTTTTGATGATACAAACAGTTGGCAATGTTTGTATAGTGCGGTGTCCCAGTTTGATGACGCTTATGATATGGCCGTCATCGTCCGTCGAAATCCTCTGGGTCATGCCGAGGAGTTGCACGAATATTTAGGGCAAATAAACGAAGCGATTTCTAAAGGTTGGTTTATTGACAAAGACATCTGGCTTATGGGTTATCACCCAGACGATGATGAAGCAGAGTTTGTTGATGATGATATGGAAGTCGAAGAAATGGTCGAAGATCCTTATCTAATGGTATTTATTCAACGTCTTTCCAAAATTCAAGAATCAGCTTACAAATTAGTTCATAAAGGTTATTATGAAAATTACATGAACGATCAATATTTTGCACAGCAGTACGCAAACCGAGAAGATTTTTATTTAAAACTTAGGAGTAGTTCAAATGCCGATGAAAAAACAGAAGCCTGTCAGAAAGAGGGGCGGTGGCGCAATGCCAAAGCAGAAGCCTGTGAAGAAAAGGGGCGGTGGAGCGATGGCAAAACAGAAGCCTGTCAGAAAGAGGGGCGGTGGAGCGATGGCAAAACAAAAGCCTGTTCCGATGCGAGGGGGTGGTTCACCAAAACGCATGAAAACCGGTGGGGACGCCGGAATGTCGCTCAAACAGCTTAAAGCTGCGGCGAAAGCTAAAGGTTACAAGGTAGTAAAACAGTAATGGCTGTTTCAGGAAGTGCTAATTTTGAGTTAGACGTTACGGAATACATTGAGGAAGCCTTTGAGCGTTGCGGGCAAGAGGTTCGCACGGGTTATGATTTAAAAAGCGCAAAAAGATCTCTCAATTTATTATTGGCCGATTGGGCAAATCGTGGTTTGAATCAATGGACTATTGCTCAAAGGACACAAGCGTTAACACAAGGAACTTCCGAATATTCTTTATCGGCTGATGTCATCGATATCTTGTCGGTTGTGGTTCGTCGGGATGGTACAGATTTTTCTTTGTTGCGGTTGAGCAGAGATGAATTTTTGACTATACCCGACAAAACCACCCAAGGTCGCCCTAATCAGTTTTTCTTAGATCGTCAAGTGACACCAAACTTAAAAATTTGGCAGGTCCCGGAAAACAGCACAGATACGTTAATTTATGATGCGCTTACTCGGATTGATGACGCGGACACGTTCATTAACACTATGGACATACCGTTTCGTTTTTATCCGTGTTTAGCCGCAGGATTGGCTTATTATTTGTCTATGAAAAGGGCTCCCGATCGCGTCCAGCTTCTAAAAGCGGTATACGAGGAGGAATTTGAAAGGGCGGCGACAGAAGACAGAGATAGATCTTCTTTTAATGTTGTTCCTAAATTCGAATATTATCGAGTAGGGTAATGGCGAAATTTGCTTCGGGAAAAAAAGCTTTTGCAATAAGTGATCGTTCTGGTCAACGGTATCCTTATCGTCTGATGCGAAGAGAATGGAATGGTTTACTTGTCGGGCCGGATGAATACGAACCAAAACAACCTCAATTAGGTCCGTTTCGTACAGTTAACGACCCACAAGCTTTGCAGAATGCACGTCCTGATAGGACGGAGCCTTTGCTTGTGTTTGTAGGCGTAGAAACAATAGAAAACTCGTCTGTAAATTTAACAGTTGCAAGCGGTAACGTCGGTTCGGTAACGGTGGTGACCTCATGAGTTTTACTTTTGCTCAACTAAAAACAGCTATTCAAGATTACACTGAGTATGATGAATCCACTTTTGTAACAAATTTGCCTGTTTTTATTCGACAGGCCGAAGAGCGGATTTTAAAAAACGTTCAATTAAGTTTGTTTAGAAAAAACGCGCTTGGCACCTTGTCTTCGGGTAATCGTTTCTTAGCGTGTCCAACAGATTTTTTAGCTCCTTACTCTCTTTCTTTCATTAATAGCTCCAGTGAGCATAATTTTTTGCAATTTAAAGACCCAGATTTTGTGCAAACGATGAATCCTAATGCCTCGACGACGGGAGATCCTCGGTTTTACGCACAGTTTGATGTTGACAATTTTATTATTGGACCCACCCCAAACGGTGATTTTTCGGCAGAACTTCATTATTTCTATCGTCCAGCTAGTCTTACAGCGGGAGCGGAGTCGGGTACTACTTGGTTAAGTGAGAACGCTGATGTGGCTCTACTTTATGGTACTTTGTTAGAGGCTTATATTTTTATGAAAGGTGAGCCCGATTTAGTGTCTTTGTACGATAAACGTTTCACAGAAGCAATTGTTGCTTTGAAGTTATTTGGGGAAGCAAAAGAGACGACCGATGAGTACCGCACCGGTAAAGTCATTAGGCAAAAACAATAATGTTTAGTGTTGACATAAAAAATGAGTGCGGCACCGTTGAAGTGCAAACGACAATTAACCGAGGACATACTCCAGAGGAGTTGTCTGCGTTTGCGGTAGATAAAATTATTCAAATAGCCGAGGGTGCAGACCCAATCTTGAAGGAACAGGCAAAAGCGTTTCGAGAAAGGATGTATTGGGTTATTGTTCATACGGCAAAACAAGCGATAGAAAGTGATCGGACCACCTTGCAAAACAAACTTGTGAATGAAGGTCACGAAGATTTAGCTCAACTATTGAGGAAAATATAATGGCTATTACTCAGGCAATGTGTACGTCTTTCAAGCAAGAATTGTTGCAAGGTATACATAACTTTACGAACGGATCAGGTGGAGGCACGACCACCTCAACAGGAACTGGAAACGCTTTTAAATTAGCTTTATATACAAGCAGTGCAAGTTTGAGCGCGTCCACCACGGCGTTCACTACAAGTAACGAGACGTCGGGCACCGGATATAGTTCGGGAGGCGCTGCTTTAACTAACGTCACGCCTACGACTTCGAGCACCACAGCTCTAACGGACTTCGCAGATTTAACCTTTAGTAGCTCAACCATAACTGCAAGAGGGGCGATGATTTATAACTCTTCGACGACCGCAGGGTCAGCGAATCGAGCCGTGTTAATTTTAGATTTTGGCTCAGATAAAAGTTCTACCTCTGGCGATTTTACAATTCAATTTCCAACAGCAGACGCAAGTAGCGCAATAATTAGGATTGCCTAATGACTGATGTAACCGTATTTTTCACTGGCTATAATCAAATAACGCAAGGTTATGGCCGGGGTGGATACAACCAAGACGTAGCTTTTACCGGGTTAACCAGCGGACTGGGGACTGCTACAGCTTTAGCTGGAACGATTGTAGCGGTTTCCGGTGTCGAGTTAACTGCTTCCCTGGGTGGTATAGCCATCAGTGCGGGAGGCGGAGAAACAGTCCAGGTTAATGGCATTGCGGCAACGGGAGGTATCAGCTCTCTAAATATATGGAGTGGAATAGTTCCTGATCAAACGCCAAGCTGGAGCACGATTACAGCATCACAAACACCTAATTGGGAAGAGATAGCGGCATAAATTATGGCAGCAACATTTGTAAATAATTTAAGAGTAGCAGAACCAGCCGATGGAGATGCAGATTGGGGTACAACCACCAACACCAGCCTTGAACTAATAGGCGAAGCATTAGGTATAGGCACAGAAAGCATTACTACTAACGCAGATACCCACACTAGCACAGTAGCAGATGGAGCTACAGACCCTGCCAGAGCTTTACACCTTCAGTATACAGGCACATTAGATTCTGCTTGTACTATCACAATCGCTCCTAATACCCTCAAGCGAGTACAGATCATTGAGAATGCGACTAGCGGTGGTCAGTCTATTATCATCAAGCAGGGATCGGGTGCTACGATTACTATCCTCAACGGTACAAAAAGGATTGTGTATCTTGACGGAGCAGGATCAGGAGCGGCAGTTGTTGATATTACGGCAGCGGCTTTTGGCGCACAGGCTTTTTATGTCCCATCTGGGACTACAGGAAACAGACCAACAGGTGTCGCAGGAGCTTTCCGATACAATACGACAACAGGTGCGTTTGAAGGTTACACCGACAGTTGGGGAGACATAGGCGGTTCTGGTGCAACCAACATATCCACAAATGAATTTTCGGGTAACGGCAGCACCACAGCCTTTACTTTATCCGCTGACCCCTCCACAGAAAACAATACCCAGGTTTACATTGATGGTGTCTACCAAGAGAAAGGCACATACGCTGTGTCGGGTACAACGTTGACATTTAGCACAGCACCTCCCAATGGTACAAGTATTGAGGTCATGGCGTTCACCGCTAGTTCTGTGGGTGTAGTTGCAGATGGAAGTATCTCAACTGCGAAGATAGCAGACGATGCTGTGACGCAAGCAAAAATAGCAGACGATGCGGTGGGAGCCGATCAATTAGCAAGCTCAGCAGTGGTTACTGCCTCAATGGTTGACGATGCGGTAACTACAGCCAAAATAGCTGATGATGCTATAACATCAGCCTTAATAGCTGATGATGCTGTGGTGGCTGCTGGGATAGCAGACAACAGCGTTGACATTGCTAGGTTAAATGTGACCGATGGAACAAACGGACAGCTTCTTTCAACTAATGGCAGCGGCACA